CAACCAGATGCTACAGCGATAGGGTTTTCCTATTTAACTAGCGGAACGGCTCCTGCTCTATCAATTGGAGCTGGGGTAGCTTGCGACCTTTATTCATCTACTATCAAATCTACCAACACCAATGCAATTACTGGGGCAGGGACGATCTCGTATGGATCTGTAACATTTAACGGCACCTCTTCAAATATCAATACAACCACTAAACAGCCCTTCAATTACTTAGTGCCTGCCGGAGGCACAGCTAGTTATGTTCTTACGAATACAGGGCCTACAACCCCTCCTACTTGGCAACCTAGTGGTGGAGCTGGAACGGATCTTCATGTATGCAGATTCATTGTTAGTCCTGGTGGTCTTTCTGATGGGGCAAATTATTCCACTATTTCAGCAGCAGTGGCCGCCGCATCAAGTGGTGATACGATATTCATTCAGGAAGGGATTTATACCGAAGATGTGGTAATTGACAAAAACCTAATTATTTATACCTTCTATTCTGAGTTCCGCGGTGGTCAAAATGTTGTCATATTAGGTAAGGTTACTGTTTCAGATCCAGGTATTTCTGTAGGATTTACAGGGGTTAAGTTTAAGACTAATGGCGATAATGCAATTTTATTGTCAGGAGCAGGTAGTAGGATTACCTGTCAGGATTGCGAATTTGCCGCTGTCGATGCTACCTGCATTAGATTGTCAGGAACTCCACAGACTAATATCTATATAGAAAACTGTCATACTTCCTTATCTGCCGGTCAAAAATGGTTTGACTCTACTGGAGGACTAGTGTGGGTAAACAATTCATTGAATAATGATTCATTTGCTCCGCTAGTTGCAAGTACTGCAAGCACCGACTCAGTCGTTCTGTCAGAAAGTTCTTTCGACATACCAATCAGTGTAACTGGAACTGCAAGGGTTTTAGCAAAAGGGTGTGCTTTTTACACCGATGGAGTTCTTCCATGCATAACGACTGCCGGAAACCAGGGGAGTGACTTTTTCAATTGTTCTTTTGTTAGCGGGGCTAGTCCTGCTATATCAATTGGATCAGGCACTACCGCTAACGTTGCAAGTTGTGTAGTAAATTCAAACGCTACAAACGTATTTACTGGAGCAGGAACAGTTAATACAGGCGGAAACGTGTGCATAAACTCATCTGGTAATAACGTGTCTACGATAAACCATTTAACGATTATTTGATGATCCTGTCTGGAGTGTTTACCCTCTCCGATGCAACCTTCCATAGTAATGGGCCTTTGGGCCCTACTATTTTCACCTTCTTCATCTTTGCCATTACTTTAAAAATGATGCTAATGTAAACTCTTACCTATGATAAATAGAAAGTTTATGTTTGTAATGATTTGGGTTTTGTTTGCCTTTGCCATCATTTGGCTCATTTACGCTAACCCAGGTAAAGGGTGCTCGCAAGAATATCACCTAGTATGATCTTCTTTTGTAAAGCACAGAGATCTTACTTCAGCTGGTAGATTGTTCCCGACGGCAAATCTATTCCATTTCCTACTAGAATCGCCTCCTAGCTGCTTTCTATAGTCCCTTTGATGCTTTGCTTGGCATTCCTTGCATTTAGGCTTAGAAGGGGAGAATTCGAAAACGAACTTTTCCGTTGAGCATCCCTTGCAGGTTTTCTTTGGCATTGCATACGCATTTGGAACGGGGAACATTTTTTCTCCTTAGGAAGCTTTTAAACTGTCTTTTGACCAGCTTTTTTTATTAACTATCTTGCTGCACTGGTATCGGCTTACTCCCATCAAAACACCTATGGTAGCATACGTATAACCTCTTCTTCGATACAGATGGACCTTCTCTACGTCTTCAGGCTTTAGTTTGCTGTTCGAGTTTCTTTGGCAAGTACGATCGGTTTTTAGCTCGAATTTCCTATGAAGAACTTTAGAAATACATGAAGGGTTTACATTGAATTCCTTTGCAATTTCTTTGTTCCTATACCCATCAACATGGAGATTAAAAATGATCATATAATCTGATTTAGATAATTTTCTTTTGGCCATTTGATTATAAACCCTGAGTGGACAAATTCATTTTTCTTAAGTTATGTAGGATCTGTTCTCTAAACGATTTGTCGCCAAACTTGATGTGAGGAACGTTCATTGGGCCAAAATTGAATTCGATGTAGTTTGAGCCTAATTTGATATCTCTTTCTCTAGGGAATTTGTTTATGATTTTCTCTGCAAATTCTTTGTCCATCTCGGAGGTGGTTCCTTTTGAGTTTGCATTTACTTGAGGGTTTTCTTTTCTCCTTCTCATCCACTGTCTCAGAGCTGCAGCATAATCTTTGTAAGGTTTTTTCCCTGATGAGGCTAAATAATCGTTTATCTGCTCGATCAGATCTTTGGTCACAAGCTCTCCGTGCTCTTTACAAAAGCTAAGATACTCTTCTCTTTCGAGCTTCACGAATTTTCCAAAAGATTCTAAAGGCTGAGAAATTACACACGCACTTTCCCCTTTTGAAGGGGTAGGGGTTGTTCTTTCTTTTTCTTTTGTAATAGTTTCTTTTGTGGGTGTCTTTACGACACTGGGGGGGAGTGTCTCTGCGACACTGGTAGGGGTGTCTTTACGACACTGGTAAACATTATTTGAATCCTCTTCCACAAACAGTTCATAATGAGTAGTTTGGCTTCCATTTACACCAGACACTAGTTTTGTGATAAGTCCTTTTTCGATAAGGGATTTGGTGGCTTTCGAGATGTGTGTTCGTTCTAATCCAGTTAGGGTTTCAAGTTGAGATAAACTGATCCGATCTCTGATTTTGTGCCAGCCAAAAGTCTTTCTAATGATCACCATTAAGACTTTCAGTTCCGCTAAACCAAGTTTAGGAAGCCATTCATCGAATAATTCATTTGGTGTCTGTGTGTGATTTGGGGCTTTAAGTCCCATATGATGATCTCCTTGTTTTTTGGAGACCCTAAGGAAGAGACGCATGAGGATCGGAATAAGGAATAAATTTCTTTATAGTTGAAAAATATCCAGACTCATGTAGAATAGCGGTGTACTTTGAGGTACACTACAATCTTTGAGCATTTCCGATCCTAGGGCGCCTTTCCCTAGGATCATTCTTTGAGCAAGATCATCCTAAATCAACATCATATTTGAATCCAGAAAAATAATCGTCCTTTTGCCTTTTTGTTTATTCCTCTTGAGGAAAATCATTTGGAATGTAGAATGACTTTGTTTTTGATTTATCTATGCGTCTTTCGACCCTAGAAGTTCTCCGCTCCTAGGGTCATTTTATTTCCTGAAAAAATAGTGTTGAAAAGAATTTTACATATCGTAAAATGGCCATATCATTTTCTTATGTACTCATTAGTTTCCTATTGCATGGGCATACTATAAGAAAATGGCACAGAAACTTCCGCATTTCTGTAGTGTTTTCCCGGGAGTTTAGGCGCTCCTGGGATTTTTTATTCCATTAATCTATATCTTTAGAAACCTGATTGGCTTTCTTAGCAGTTTTTGCGAAGGAAGGTTGTTCTGCCCAAAGTGGATATTCTTCAAAAGTTAGAACATTAACTCCTGCTTTCCATTTATTAGGCTCTCCTATTTTTGCTAACAATATGTTCTGTTCATTTGATATGACAACCATCTTTCCTTCTTCAGGTAGATTCACTTTCCAATGATACCATTTAAGTATTGAAGACTTTGGTACGCCATAGGATGGTTCGTTTCTAACCTCTTCCAATCTTTTGTTGTGAAGCACTGCTGCTTGTATTGGGGTGCTCATTTTTATCCTGGGTGATATTTTCGCCAACAAACCTAGAACAAGGTGGTGAATTTAAGCAAAACTTAAAAGTATGTTTTGTCAAAAAAATATCAGTAGCTAATCTTGTATAAAAAGATTTTGTAAGGTACAGTCTTAGTCCGTCAAAGGGGAGGTATGTATGGTTAAGAACTATATAAGCATGAAGTTAGAGCAGTTCAAGGATAAGTTCGACATTTTCACAAAGCACAGGAAAAAGGTTAAGGCTCTTGAGAACATAAGCTCGTGTACAAATTTCAAGCACCAAAGCTATCTTGGTTTGATTAAAGAATGTTTACATGAAGGTTTTCTAGAAGACCAAGAAGAGGTGTTCTTAGATCATATGCTTCATAAATACGAAGTTAACTATCTAGACTGGTGCTACAAGACTAAGTGGCTAAAAAAAGAAATGAATAAATTGGCATCTGCTTGCAAGAAAACAAGCGAACAAATCTATATCGACTTTGAAAAGCTTATGCCAAAACAACCAATGCCAAACATCCCTGTTCATCTTATGAAGAATGGGAATGGCATCAATGCAGGAGTTAGAATTTAATGTTAGTAGCAATAACCTTGTTTTCATTTGGATTTGTTTTAGTATACTTGGCCAATCGCATAGGGAAGTTTGAGGTAGAGCTAAAGTCTTTCTTAGATAGGAGCAATACTTCTAATTTACAGCTTGAGCGTTTGTTGGAAGAAGCTGTGATCAGAAACGTCACTCTGCGCGAACTGATTAACGATCTTGTGGGTGCGAAAGAATCCATTAAGAGAAAGCCTGAAGTGATAAATGACGTCATGCCAGCGCCAGTTAGTAAAAGTAGAAGAGCAAGAACCGATGAAGAAAAACAAGCCGCTAGCGAAAGAGCTAAACAAAGATGGGCAGAAAGAAAAGCAGCTGCGAAGCTTGAAGTTTCTACGCAGCCGAATTTTGATGAATCTAGAGTAGATACTAGGGCTATTCAATAACCAGTTCTTTAAGCCATTTCGAGTAGGCTCTTTGAAAACGCTCGACCATATCCTGATTTAGGGTTGCGGAACTAATTACATCCTCTATGGATCTTTTAGACTCTTCAGCCCTAAACTTTATAAATGTATCAAGCAAAGCTATGTCTTCACCCAAGTGCTCAATGTATGTCTTCACATACTCCAGAGAAAAATCAGACTTTCTTGGTACTACTTTAATAGGTTCCACGCAAAGTTCTGGCTTCTTCATAAAGCTTTCTTGTGGTTTGCTTGCAGCTTCTGCATTAGTAGCCTGACTCATCTCTTCATCTGTGTATACACCAGACATTTCAGATGGGAATGCTTTTCGAAGGCATAAAGCTTCTGCACATTTTGCTAACATCAGATGAGGCATTTTAGCCCAAAACTGAGTTGGCTTTCCTTCGAAGTTAGTTTGAGCATACTCGCTCCAAAAAGCGGTAGCTGCTACTTCATGCCAAGTGCCATCATCAGTTTGCTTACGAATGTGTGCAGTAGAGGAAATGATCCTTCCTTCGTTATCATAAGAATAAGAAGGTTCTCTTCCTGGGGAATAACGACCAGTTCTTTCTGCAATAGCTCTGAATCCATCAATCCCAGTCTGGATAGTCATCTTATCCTTTCTCTTAACTGGATAGATCTGTCTAACGAATGGATCTAACCCGGTCCTTTTGCAGACGTGGCCGAATAGTTCTAACTCATCGTTAGAAAGGTCTTTGCCCATTGTACGCTTTAAAAGCTCGAGTTTCGATTGATCGGAGGCAAAAGACCCGAACTCTTCTCGTTTAGTTGCTACGCTCATATCATCTACTCCCTAATTGTATTTGGTTCACTATGTAACAATCCAGAAGGTGGCTCAATTCGGCGCCGTCTGGATGGTTGTCAAGGTATCTATTGTAACTATCGTAAAAGCTCTCTTCAAAATCGCATCCTTCACAGTCCCTATCTCGGCACTTACATCGGAATGGTTTCTCGCAAGGTGGCTCTAGCCATGCATCTATCATATACTACCTCAAACTGTAATATTTAGTTGATAGACGAGAAAACTTCAATACATAAATTGGGCTATATTGTAGACTCGGATTGTTCATTAAAAGCTCTCCTTGTTAGTTTACCCCGTGCTCGAACACGGGGGTTTTTCTTTATGCAAACGAGTCTACAATTTCATCAGTATTGTTGTCAACAATTTCGCAGTTCTCCCAAAACTTAGCTGTTATTTCACGGCATTTATCCCATGTAACTTGATCGAACTTGTACTCAAAAACCTTAGGTAACTTTCCATTTGGATCTAACTTAACAAACAAGAATTGCTCGCCTATGTCGATTGAATTCTGCTTCAATAGGTAGTGGTAGAAGTGAGCCTGCATGGGCCAAACTATGGCTGACTCTTTCACAGAGGTCTTCCAGTCCACTAAGACGGGACCTAGCTTACCATTCATCTTAAGTACAGCATCTACCTGTCCTGTAAGCATAAGGGTATCGTCGTAGTATCTATTCTCTTTGATGATGAATTCTGGCTTCTCTAGATCAAACCATTTTTCAAAGCTTTGAAGGTATCCATTTTCCTTAGTCGTCACGACAGGGAATAGGCCATCAACGGTGTCTTGTATCGCTGAGTGTACATTCGTGCCAACTATTTGCTTGGCTTTCAGCACCTGTTGATTGATGTGAGAAAAGTCCTGGATGGTTGCTAAAATCTGGGATACTCTGGCATATTTTTTCATGTGTATGGCTCTCTCTTGACATTTAAATCTTGTTTGTTTATAACATCAGTCATAAAAAGAGTCAACAATTTAAGAACCATGAACCTAAAGCAATTTTTAGACAAATACAACATCAACGCCACGAAGTTCGCAGCGAAATGCGACACAACAGTGGCTGCCCTATATTTCTATATGCAGGATAAGAGAAAGCCTAGGCAGAAAATAGCAGAAAAAATAGAACAAGAAAGTGATGGACTAGTAACTGTAATGGAACTTCGAGGTAAAGATGATAGACTCAAGAACAAAGAATGAAGATTGGTTAACCATCTCTGAAACTGCTAAAAAATGCAAAGTAACAAGGCAGGCAGTGTATGTGGCAATAAAGAAAAAAAGACTTAACGCTAAACTCGTGAATAGAGTTTGGGTTATGCACGTCACTGATGTAGATCTGTATAGAGAGAGTAGATATGACAGAGTAAACAGCAAGATCAATGGAGAGCCAATCTTTGACATAGCTAGGGGATATCTTTCTGTAAACCATGCCTCAAAGCTATTCGGAACAAACACGCAGCATATTTACTACCTTCTAAGAACTGGTCAGTTGCATGCTTCTAAAAAGGGATCTGCTTGGGTGGTAAACTTTGATGAAGTAAAAAGGCTATTCCAGGAGAAAAATGGCCTCGTTGAAAACAAATCTCAAATGACGTTTGCTTAAATAAAGCAGAGAAAAGTATGCCTATTGAATGGGGCTTGGTCGTTATAGTCATCGGAGTTTTGGTTACAGTGATAGGCATCATTATTTCCACTATTTCATAGGGCATTCGCTCTAATTTCTCCTCTTGGGACAGCTTTTTTTAAATAAATCTATCAAATAAATCCTTACCACGTTATTAGTTCAAAATAGGCATTGATCACTCGGAGAGGGTATGTTTATTTTTGAGCTTGCAGGACAGCCAGCACCACAAAAGCAGACGCGTTTTACATGTAGATGTGGGAACGTTCGTTGCTATGATCCATCTAAAGGCGATAAAGAAAAGATCCAATGGCAAGTTAAGCCATATGCTCCAAAAGATCCTTTAAAAGGACCGATTGAGCTTTCAATTACCTTCTTCGTCCCAATCCCCAAAAGCACTTCAGGTGTCAGAAGACGGCAGATGATCAATAGAGTCATCCTTCCTACTGTCAAACCAGACGAAGACAACTTAGCTTACATTGTAACTAACGCATTAAAGAAAATAGTTTATGATGATGACAATCAGATCTGCGTAAAGCACGTATATAAATTCTACGGTGACGAACCTAAGACAGTCATCAAGGTTAGAGAAATAGCAACAGCTGAAAAATTTGGAGTTCACGATGCGGATGGTGTTTGAACAAGTTGATGAGGATGACTTTTTAGAATTCATTCTTACTGAGAACGATCTTCTAAATATTGAAGGGATCACTGGCGTGACTAGGAACTACCCCTCTATTTTAGGCGGAAAGCGGAACTTGAACGTATTTATTAGAAAAGAAACGGACTTAAAAACATTTGGAGCAGAACATGCCATCGACAAAAGAAAAGGGATTAAATCCTGATTCGATAGACAAGATGCTGAAAAGCGTTATTTCTTTCATGCAGAGATGCGAAAAGCAGCTTGTATCTAATGTAGAGTCTCTAAAGAGCTTGCAAGAGACAAATGATTATTTAGAAGAAACTCTTTTGGATGTCCTTCTAGTCATGAGCCACAACGATCTTATGCACGCGATCTTTCCTTGTGAATGTAAAAGTACAGACAAGAAAGCTCCAGGGAAAAAGAAAAATGGCTAAGAAGGTCCTCAAGAAGATTATTACAGAGAGCGTCGACCTTTCTCCCTATATGGAGCTAAATGACGATCTAGGGTGGTTGTGCAACATTCGGGGGATTAATTCTCTCATGCGCACCTGCAAAACCTATACGACGATGGGATATATATACGTCGATTGGGCTGTGGACCACGAGAATCCGTGCGTCTTTCATTTAAAGTTTGAGATTGGGAAGATTTGACAATATGTCGAAAAAGTTAGATAATTTAGGCATATCATCAAAACATACACAAAGAATCGACATTTCTTGTGCACGTGTTAACGATGAGCACACAAAACCGCGCTTTTTTGTGCACGTTTCTCACATCTTCCCCCTTTTAAAGATCTTCAGTCTCTTCCTTCAGAAAAAACCAACAGGGAAGGATAGTTTTCTATAACATAAGTGTAATTATCAGACGTTATACATATTATTTGATATTAAATATAAAGTTTGCGGAATGAAAAAGAAACTAAATGTTAAGTTAAGCGATGCCATGGATAAGAAGGTTAGTGCAGATCAATCGTGGCAAAGAACCTATGACAGCTTAGGTGAGAAGGTGGATATCGATCGAATCTATCTAGGTATGAATATGTGCGACATGGCCGATACCATTCTGATGAAGGAAGAACGCCTAGATGGACAAAGAAAGATACAACGTATACATATAGACGAGGACAGCGCTGAAAACGCTTCTCTCGAACGGGAAAGAATAACTAAGCTACGATTTATCGAAGAACTATTAAAACAAAAGGAGCCGTATGTCACAGCAATACACACCAAGAACAAATACAGAAGAGAGAGCAGCTCCAACAGCTGAAAAGAGCTTAAATAACATCAGCTGGCATTTGAAAACGCTAGTAGAAGAGATCAAAAAGTTCAATGAAACGCTCAAATTAGGCCAAAAACATCCTGAAGAACCGATGTTTTGATTAGCACCCTCAGATGACCTGGTAGTATAGTGGCCCTCGGATATTCGATTCTAGGGCCATTTCTGTTGGTCAATATTCTGAGCTTTGGAACGCTAAATTAAAAATGGGCAGGAAAACTAAAATAATAAAAAACAAAGTAATAGTGCACATAGCTCTTTCTCCTGAAGGTTATTTTCTGTAGATAATTATCTCTTGGGTCTTAGGTGCATCAACATCCTTTTCCTTCTTTAGTTCAGGGAATGGTTCATCTACAGGTAGTTTAAAGGTAAGCTCTGATTCATCTAGAAATTCGGTGGAAAGATCTAGCTTAATCTCCCATTCCTGTGGTTTGTCATCGCCGATAAAGCCTATCGACATCGTAGCTAAAACTGGTGTCATAATCAAAGAAGATAGTAAGCACATAGTGTTGTCCTTTGGTAAGATCTGAAACGAGTCTACAATTTGTAACCATTTATCGCTAGGCATAAAAATAAGTTAATGAGATACTGCAAAGTAAATATTTGAAAGGTTTTATGGACATACTGTGGACTTTAAAAAAGTTTAAAGTAAAAGACTTACAAGAGTATTCAAAAAACCCTCGTTCTCTTAGTAAAGATCAGTACTTTCAGCTGAAAAATTCTATTCAAAAATTTGGTTTGATCGACAAGCCTATAGTTACTGAAGAAGGTCTCCTAGTAGGGGGACATCAGCGTAAGCGTATCTTAAAAGAGATGGGCATTAAAGAAGTTGAGTGTTGGGTTCCAAGTCGCGAGTTAACCGAGAAAGAGTTCGAAGAGTTAAACATCCGCCACAATAAGAATACTGGTGAGTGGGACTTTGATGTTCTAGGAAATGAATGGGAAGCCCATGACTTAATGAAGTGGGGATTTACTCTAGAAGAGCTCGGCATAGATCTCTCAGAAGTACTCTCAGAATCAGAGGAAGGAAATGAGCAAGAAGAAAAGCACGTCTGCGAATCCTGCGGACAAAAGCTCAAAGAAAAGTCAAAGCGAAGCTCCTAAGAATCTTGGTGGTCGTCCTCTAAAGGAAATAGACCCTGAGATGGTTAAGAAGCTATCGATGATCCATTGTACTAAAGAAGAAATAGCAACCATTCTTGGATGCTGCCGTGACACTTTGTATGCTAGGTTTTCCGACACTTTGCGTGAAGGGGATGAAGAAGGCAAGATGTCACTCAAAAGGAAGATGCACGAGATAGCTATGAAGGGGAATGTTCAGATGCTTATTTGGCTATCTAAACAACGCCTTGGCTATAAAGATAGGCTTTCAGAAGAAGCGCAACAAGTAATTGTAAACTTAAACGTAAATGAGGTACCTCAATGAATAACATTATTTTAGGATCTAACCATCTACAACAATCTCTCATCTGTCTAGAGTCTTCTATCATGAGGTTCCAGCAGAACGAACGGACTTATGAATTAGCAAAGATACTACACGAAGCCTTTATATTTGTAGAAAACATCTGTATGGATGTTAGTCAGCTGATTCAAAGCAGCTATGCTTGTCCAAAGAAATGCGATTCAAAGCCTAAGCCCAAGAAAGCTGTAGCTAAAGTTGCTAAGGCTAAACTACCAGTTATGGCGGAAAAAAAGGTCGTTAAGAAAGTCGTGGTTAAAAAAGAAGCTCCTAAGCCTGTGGCAAAGAAGGTAGTAAAGAAACCTGTAGCTGTCTCTAAGGCAAAACCAGTCAAGAGCGCTAAAAAGTAACCTAAGGCATCTACTATGTGCGGTGAATGTAATTGGCCTATCGAAGATAAGAAGAGAGAAGAACTTACTTTGCCTTACCTAAAGGGACCAAAGAATGACTGGCGTTCTATCGAATGCTGTCTTCCTAAGATTGGCCAGAAGGTAAAGGTTAAGAATGAAGATCGAGAAGAGTATGCTTTGTTCGCTAAATGGACAGGTGGATTCTACTTTAAGATAGGTAAGTTCGAGAATCAGATATGGCAGCCAACACATTGGAAACATATAGGTGACCTTTGAAAGAAGAGATCAACATAACCCTTCCATTTAACTACAAGTGCCGTGAGTATCAACTTCCGTTCTGGAAAGAGATGCAAGGCAAGAAGCGTGGCGTTCTAGTATGGCATCGTCGTAGTGGGAAGGATAAGACATGTTGGAACTACCTCATCAAAGAAGCTGCTAAGCGTGTCGGTGTTTACTTCTACTTCTTCCCTACATATGGTCAGGGTAAGAAGGTTATCTGGGACAACATCGACAAGCAAGGCTTTAAGCTCATTAACCACATCCCTAAAGAGCTTATGTCTACCAATCCTAACAACACAGAGATGAAGATAAGGTTGATTAATGGCTCGATCATTCAGATTGTGGGTACGAACGACATTGATTCTATTGTGGGTACTAACCCAGTTGGGTGCGTATTCTCGGAGTTTTCATTGCAAGATCCTAAGGTCTGGACATTCATTAGACCAATCTTAAGGGAAAACGGTGGATGGGCATTGTTTAATGGTACTCCTCGAGGAGCTAACCACTTTAAAGAAATATACGACATGGCGCTTGCTAACGATGAATGGTTTGTTCAGCTGTTAGGAGCAAGTGATACACACGCTATAAGCGAAGAAGATATACAGAAGGAAAGAGATGAAGGCATGTCAGAAGACATGATTCAGCAAGAGTTTTACTGTTCATTTACGCTAGGAGTTGAAGGTTCATACTATGCAAAATATATACAAGATGCACGTGACGAAGATCGGATCGGAAGAGTGCCCTGGGGAAAACAGTCACGAGTCTACACGGCTTGGGACTTGGGATATGGAGACTCAACCGCCATCATCTTCTATCAAGTTGTTGGGAAAGAGATCCATATCATCGACTATTATGAGAACCATGGCGAAGGGCTGCCTCATTACGCAGAAGTTCTTTTTCGCAAGCCGTACCTTTATGCAGATCATTTTGCACCGCACGACATCGAGTCCCGTGGGTTTTCTACTGGTATGTCAGGAAGAGACGTTGGAGCCTCTCTCGGAATTAAGTTCACAACCCTTCCAACTCTCCAAGTCCGCATTGAAGACGGTATTGAAGCTGCAAGAGGTATCTTCCCCCGTGTTTACCTCGATGAAACAAACTGTAAACAGCTAATCAAATGCCTTGGGAACTATCGCAAAGAGTTTGACAGCAAGAATAATGTCTATAAATGCCGTCCTGTTCACGACTGGTCTTCTCATGGTGCAGATGCCTTTAGATACCTAGCTATTGCAGTTAAGAGATTTGTTGACAGCAAAGGTGGTCCTACTGATGATGAGGTTGATGCCCTACTAAACAAATATCAGCCTGTTTTTAACTAAGGATATAACATGCAAATGATCAAACCAATGAATAGACGTATCTTCGGAGCGCTCATCCAAGAAGAGAATAAGAGCTCACTTATCTTAACTACATCTGACATCAATAAGTGTCGGTTCCTAGTTAAGGCTGTATCTGATGACATCGATGATATAGGGATAAACGAGACTGTTCTCATCACTAAGTACTCCGGTACTGAAGTAGACTTTGAAGGTGGGATGCATTTGATTGTTAAGTATGATGATGTAATAGGAATATTCGAAGGAGTTTAGTATGGTAAGTCCCTTTAATCCCCCAAATGAAGTAGCTACAGGCGGAGCAGGTTCTAATGCTGTAGGTTTCGGCAATGGCTATGGTATGGTTACTATCCAAGATCCTCCTAGGAATAGACCTTTCCCATGGCCTTATCCTGAGAGTGCATTTCAAGCAGGTTCTGGTAGTGGAGGAGCTACTATGGGTGCAGTTCAAGTTCCTATCCCTCCAAGACCTTTTATACCATATCCATCTGGTCCTTATTCGTACCAGCAACAGTCAGTAACTTCTTCACCAGTATGTATGGGGTAAATATGCCAAAAGGATTAGTTAGTATTCCAATGCCTCCATCGCCAGTTCCATTATCTCCAATGAGTCTTATTGGTGTGATGAGCCCTTATGTTCCATTCCCAAGACTGCCATATCCATCAGGACAAGTACCAGAGGTTAAAAAATGAATGAATGTGATGTATGCAATAAAAAAGACCTAGTAGATATGGAAGATGGCTTCTTCTGGTGTTCAGCTTGCGATAAGTTTGTCTATTTCGGGACAAAATAAAGTTGCTTCTCTAAAGACATATGTGTATAAAATTCTCTTAAATTTACTACAGGGATTCACATGGAAGCTAAATGGGAGTTTATCAAACCCAGCTATATCTTAGAGGCAAAGGACTTTCACATTTCTTTCACCAAAGACACCTCTTCATTACACCCTGGCTTCCCCCCTGCTTGCGCATCTGATCTGCAAGAAACAGCTCTATATGTAGAAAGAAAGGATCGCTATTACATCCTTAAGGGAGACTGGAGGAAGGAATATGAAGAAGTATTTCACCTAGGATTAGCTGCCTGTATAGAGGTATTTGAGAAGAACAAAGAAAACGCTAAAACAGTATGGGGGAACAAATGAGAAAACTACTAGTTCTAACACTAATCACGCTAAGCACGTCTATGTTTGCTGATCCAGGAATTACAATCGACCTTGAAATTATCATTGAAAGACCTTCTGGCAAAGGTGGACCGGAGATGGCAAGATGCAGCTAATATTTATTTTCATCCCAAGATACTTTCGTATGTTGTTTGGATCTTCTGATAAGTAGGCATCTTAATTACACCACCAGCTAGCGAATATCACTGGTTGGTGGTATTATGTACATAAGAAGCTGAAGGGGATAAAATGAAGTTCTTAAGATTAGAAAGCCACATAGTAGATCTAACCGGTGTTAATTACGTCAACTGGCATAAAGAGTTCACAGGTAAAAACGTATTCATAATTAATCTTTACAACGTTACTGGTAGTGCTCTAGCCATTACCTTTGACTGTCCCGATAAGTGTGAAGCTTGCTTTGACAAGATAGCTACAGCATTAGAGTCGTTACCATCTAGCGCGGCCTAAAAAAATTTTGTTTTTAGTGTCAAATTAAAATTTTACCTTTATAATAACGAGAAGATAACGCAACAGGTAATTGATGTCTAGCCCTATGTCTGAATACTCCCATTCTGGGGATACCAAAGATTTTCTGGATTATTATAACAAGTCTATCAAGAGCGATCCAAGGCTAGAAGAGCATGAAGACGTTGTTAGAGAGTTTGGGGAAAACTATGAACGTTCTTACCAGCTTCTCAATAGCTTCTACGCTGAAGCTTATAAAGACATGTCTTACTATCTAGGTAACCAATGGTCGCTTGAAGAGTTATCCTATCTTAATAACCAACGAAGATCATCCTTTACCTATAACAAGATCCGACGTCTAGTTAACATGGTTCAAGGATACCAACGCAAGAACCGTCTATCTACCATTATCTCTCCTATTGAAGATGCCTCAGAGGGCACAGCGGAACTATTCTCAGACATCATGCAGTTTGTTATGCAAAACTCCGGTGGTTATGAGATTATCTCAGATGCTTTTAAGGGCGCTCTAACTACTGGTCTATCCTTTGTATCTCCATATGTTGACTACCGAGATGATCCTGTATCAGGAGACGTTAAGTTCCACTTAGATGAATGGAATGGTGTCATCATGGATCCATTCTGGACTAAGAAGGATCTATCTGACTGCGGGTTTGTAGCTCGTCGTAAGTTCTTAGGTAAAAATGAAGTTATGTCTCTTCTTCCAGACAAAGCTGATGTTATCGAAGCTCTACCATATGGAACTAGAGATGATAAGTTCTCCTACCTTCCTTATGCAAGACAGTCTGGTGGTCTACAGAAGCTACTAAACTACAATGAATACTGGAAAGCTAAATGGGAAACTAAAGAAGTTCTCGTTGA